GCCATTACATATCTCCCTGCTCAACAACTGCTTCAGTTTGTTCAACCATCTGTGCTTCGGGAGCTGGCATTTGTCCAATAACTGCTGCTACCTCCATTTGCTGTTGCTCCTCCTTAGACGGCATAAATCCAATTTGTACCAGATATTCTTCGACATCCTTACGCAACGCTCTCGCGTTGTTGGTATCAACTGTTTCAAATGCGTTTAGCAATTCACCGAGTCTCATGCTTATAGCTTGCTGCCCTTGTGGGCTTACCTCTAAACCTCCTTGAGTGGACTTCTCTAGGAATTGCATAATGACCCCAATTCTTACCCTGTAATCCTGTCCCTCCTGAACTGGAACATTTTCACCTACAAGTAAAGCAGGTATTATCTTCTTCTCATCAGTAACCTCATTCCCTTCTTTCTCGTTCGGGTCTTGAACCAGCCTTGGAACCAAGGACGGGTCTTCCAGCTCTAATATGCTCTTATCCAACTCAACTTGATTAATCCAAGGTGAGTTCATGAAAAGTTGCTTCCTCTGGATGGCTTTGTTTAGCAGCATTGCCCTGCTTACCATGTCCATGCCACCGCGAGGTTCAAGCTGGTAATCGTCATGCAGTGCGACAGGGTCAATGGAAAGAGAATCCTCTAGGAACCTGTACTGAAGGTCTTTCTTGTCGAATTGCAAAAGTATAGACCATGACTGACGGAAGAGATCACCTAACGCCTGACGGAACAGACGCAGACGCAAGTCCATATTCTGTTGAGCTTGAGCGTTAACCGACTCAATCTCAGTAGCTGTACGGCGATCCCTGTCCGCCATTATTCCATAGTCGGGAACGGTCACACGTTGTTCGGCAATGGATTGCGTTTGCATTATCTCTTTATCAAAGTCCATCGGAGTGCTGGGCATTTGAACTGGTGCGATACCGAAAGGTAAAATTTGGCCGGGATTTAAGCGAAGATTAACACTGTTAGGCAGGTCTCTTTCTGCACTAAACAACGGTTTGTTAAACAAAGTGGATGCGTCCATTTTTTCGTTCCAAACCTTTGTCAGTGATGCTTCAAATGGAGCAAGCATCTCGCAAACTCCTCTAGGAGAATACCATCCTCCGTCAGTAATTTCGTATTTGCATGATGAAAACGGAGGTTGTCCGTGGTCGAATGGAACCTCCATGCTCTTGCGTAAAGGAGTGTCGGGTGCTTGTGGGGAAAAGCAGTGCATTATCCACTTGCCATCTTCATCATGAGTGTATGTTTCCCAAACTATAATTTGGTCTTCATCATTTGAATGGGTAATTCCTTCTCGTATTTCCTTGTCGTACTTTATGTCATCAATGATTCCTGAGTCCTGAACCTTACCCCCTGTTATTTTGCTTATGATGGATTTACTTGTGTCGTATATTCCAGCTCTTTTGTACGCCTCAAGGCTCATAGGTATTACTTGGGTGATCCTGTCTGCGCTGTTAATCCCCTTAGTCCAAGGCGGGACAATGATGTACATAGGATCGACGGCTTGAAACTCTACCTGCTTTTTGTCTGGGTTCCAGAATGTCTTCATTACGCCATGACCACTGACAAGCATATGGTCAATCCAGCTCATTACCTCTGTGGCGTAATTTGTTTTCTCGTGCATCTTGTAGCTAAACCAATGTTCCGCTGCGGAGGTAAAGCCAGATAGTTGACTTCGCATCGGAACAAATGTCGCAAGTACATCAAGGCCCATAGCTTGCTGGAAGAAAGCTGGCTTGAGTTTATTTATGGTTGTGTCTACGAGCGGAAAGTGAAGGTCGGAAGCATTAGGCCAAGGCTTGCTTTTACGCCTTAACCCATCGTTACGCATCTTGTACCATAACGCTTGCCTAGTCTCCCATCTGGCACGACTCTTAACGTCATCAACAACTAAGTCATAAAGTTCTTTGCTCATTTGGTTTTCTTTTTTCTTAACTGTTGTTTTGCGTGTTTGTTTGCTTTAGTGCCCTTCTTGGTGTTGAGCATAACAGCAACCGCTTGCTTATTATTCTTGTAGGGCATTACCTTCCCCTCCCTCTGTTCCTACCGCGTGGTGCAGGTTTGTCATTCAAATCTTTTCTTGTTGGCTTGGAATAACCATCCTTGCCCACTCCCCCTGCCTCTTCTCTCTTCTTGTTCTTCTTGCTCATGTTCTACGTAGAACATTGTGTAACACAATGTTATCTGTCTCTCCCGCCTTTAAACTCTTTTGGTCTGGGATGCCTAAAGCGCAAAGACTTACCATGCTTAACAAAAAAAGAGTCTACTGTCAATGCGTCATGAACACACGCCTGACACAAACTCCATCCCGTTGATTTGTCTTTTGCTACCACCCAGCAAGTCTCATTGCATACACCACATTCATCTATCGTTGTGTTTCCTTGCACCGAGACTATGGACGGTTTCAAGCCACCACTAAAAAACATATTATATTATTTCTTTCTGTTCTCTCTATTCTCTCTATTCTATATGGGAGATTTTGGGAGACATTGGGAGATTTTGGGAGAAAGTTAATAACCTGCAAACATTCCACTCGGTAAAGCTGAAGTTTCATAGTCTTCTTCAGCCTTACTGTAGAGGTCATCCAATGTTATTGCCCCTCGCTCCTTGTACTGTTCCCACGATCCACCAATACCACCACCGCATGAAATACATCCTAGCACCGCATCAGCACGGTCAGGGCTATCCAAGCCCCTCGCCTTCATCCGGTCTTTCGGTTCCATACCCAACTTACCTGTCCGACTGACCTCGGCCCTCCTTGTAACCATCTGCTGATGCAGTGTAGGATCATCAGGTAAAATCACTTCTTTCTTCTGAATCGACCTAGAAGCAGTATGCCACATTTCTGCACTCCTATTTGAATACCTACTGTCAAAAGGTTTTGCACCGAAGTTAACCCTATGTATATCGTGACCTGCTGAAGCAAGAGAATCACACATTGGCAAACCAAGGCCACCTTCATCAGCATATACTTCGTCGGCAGACAGACCAAACTTATCAATGAGATTGATTATCTTGCCTAGTGTGCGATTAGTGTCCTTATCTCTCCAAGTCACCATCTCAGTGACTTTATTACCTTCCCTTAAAGCAAAGACACATTCATCACCTCCAGCAGCAAAGTCCACAAAAGCAACACGCATACCCGCTTGCCTTGGAGGGGGATTCTGCAAGCAAGCCTCTAGTGACTTTAAACTTATTACCAACCCGTCACCTGTGTCATCATAGAACTCTCCATATATCATGGAGCGAATCAAAGGACTATCCTCCCCATATATCTCTGTCTGTTCGTCTATCCAACGCTGGGTAATATGTGGGCAGTCAAATGCTGTAACAGTGAAAGTATCCCAAGATTTCCTTTGTTTAGTGAACGCTTCATAAAAAGCTCCCGCACTAGCTCCGGGACTGCTCATAACTAATAGACGACTAGGCTGACATCTTGCTATAGCATCAAAGATAGAGTCAGGAACAGTCTTCGCCTCATCCACAATCATCAGCAAGTTCTCAGTCGGGCCTTGCCTATGCCAACCCTCAAACTTACCCGCATCGTTCGTACTAAACCCTATAGCCCTAGACCCATTCTTATACTCTAGTTCATTACTTGTTGTCCTCCACCCAGAACCAAGATCACCTACCATCCTCTTCAGATTAGGCCATAACTGCCCCTCTACCTGCCTCCATACCCCAGCAGTCGTAACAACCAGACTCTCAGGGAATCTAACCATATGCCACAAAACAGCACTCGCAGCCACAATACTCGTCTTGCCAGAACCATTAGCTGCCTTCATCGCAACCCTACTCTCCTTCGGGTTTAATGCCTCCAATACATCCTTCTGCCACTGATAAGCACTTATTCCCAAAACCATCTCAGGGAAGTTCTGTAACTGACTAGCACTCTCAACCTGTTCCCTCTCGCCCTCCATACGCCCCAGAATGCGTTGTGCGGCCTTTTGTTCTGGGGTGAGTATGTTGCCAAACTTTTTAGGCTTTAACGTCTTCTTGGGCAATACTACGTCCAGTGTGCCCTTCTTACGTGGACGACCTCTCCTGCGTTTGGGAGGTTGTGGGTCTATAGGGGTCATGTGATATACAGTTGTAAAAATAGTCCCGATTCTGAAAGGGGGGGGATAGAGAGGTCGAAGGTCATGGGGGGTGGTGGTGGGGCGGGTGTGCTCAGTTCCTCTTCACCTCTGGAATGTTTCCCATGCGTGCGAGCAACGCCTCCGCTTTGATAGTTTTATCGTTAGTATTTATATCGGCCTTTTTGTCCCAACTATTAAAACGAGCTGATAACATAGCGAGACAGTCTCTTGCATTTCCTGTCTCCATTATGCGCGTGCACAAATCATGCTCCGCCTTTGCTTGTGCCTGATCTATCAGGAGAGAAAGTTTCTCCCCCTTCTCTCCGTCTTTAATACAAATATTTAATCTTTCAATAGATATACCAACCAACTCACAAGCTCCCTTTAAGCTCATCCCTTTAGCAAGATTGCTTAACAATTCTTTTTGCTTTGCTGCTGTTAGCTTTCCCTTTTTATTTATTCTAGCCATATAAATACTATCCTTTAAAAGATTGTGTAACACAATCCTGAGAGCCAAAAAAAGCTTAAAAAAAACCTTGCAATGAGCCTTTTATTTTATTGCTAAAACATGCAAATCATTTAAGATATATATACGGTTGGCCAGTATCCTGAGCAGAGCGCAAAAGGAAAAACTTATAAAGCTCCCACCATCACGACGCGAACATTGCGCAAGCATAGCGATAGAAAAACGTAGCGTGAAAAACTTCTAAACATTGTGTAACACAATGTTCAATTCATAACTTATAACTAACTTAATTAATATGAAAAAACTAGTATTCGAAAAAACCGAAATCAAAAACTTCAATGATGAAACAATTTCTCTAGCTAATGGATTTGATACCATTAGAAACAAGAGGAAGTATTATCTTGGATTAATTGCCTCAGGTTTTACAAAGGATAAGCTGATAGAGATGGTGGCAGAGGTTAAGCCTGAAGATGGTGAAAAACTATCGGATGAATTAATCAAACGATGTCAGCAGCATATCAGGGAAATATGTTCAAGCCTTACCCCAGCAGAGCGCAAATCAATTGCGGATACTGCTGGTAAGACTCCGAAAGCTCTAGGAATTGAGAAGAAGCAAAACCATAGCAGCAAGGGACTAATGCCCGCGTTACAAAAGGTTTACGCATCTTCCATAATTCTATTTTATGTTATTAAATTCAACTTGTTTAATAAGTTAAACGACAAAGAAAAGGAATTGTTTAATCCATTCTGCTCTGAGTCGAACGGCAAAAAGGTATTGATTAATAAATTCAAAACTCAAAAGACATTAATTGATATGCTCCAAACTTGTTATAAGCACAAGATGACATTAATCGAACGTAAAACGGTATTGATTGAAGACAAATCTATAGCAGATGTTTACGCAGAATTGTTTAAAAATAATTCTATTGAATATGTAAATGAAAGCGCAGATTTACTAAAATCAGTTATGAGAAATTATCTTGCAAAAAAGGGAACTTTTTACAGAGATACTTTCAATAAAGTCATTAGACTGTCGAAGGATGCTCAAAAGGATGAAGTTAGAAACAAAAAGCTAACACAATCCGGTAAGGAGTTTATAACAAAGCATAGCAAAAGTGATATTACCTATTTCAAAGCATTAGCTGAAAATTTAGGAATTGAACTGAAAGCTAAAGCGGATAAAAAACATATTGTTGGTAAACTTAATAGAGATGAGAATGTTTTAGAACTAGCCAAAAGGTTAAGTGATAAGGAAAACTCTATCCATGAAGTAATCAATAAGTTGAAAGGAAACGAGTAATGCATACTTTAAACGATTCCGAGATATTGAAATTAATAACCCCAGCATTGCCAATTGAAATGCAGAAACAATTGAAAGAAATTGACGAAGCAAGATCGGCGATAATGGAAGCAAAACAAACCATAAAAGATTGTCACTATAAGCTGTCAAAAAGCATGTTTATAAAAACAAATGGTGAGTTGACCGGTTCACTTAACTGGAAAGATGTCGAAAGACTAAACCGGAAAAGGATGAAACCAATTATAACCGAATAAACACAACCCCGTACGCGAAAGCGTGCGGGGTTTTTTTGTGCCCTAAAAAGATTGTGTTACACAAAGAAAATAGTTTTATAATAGGTTCATAAGTTCTTTACATATACAAGGGAATTTGATACTATTTAAGCTGGTATCTTTGACATTTTAACAGGGAGGATAAGGAGGTTTGAAACCTTCGAACTGAATCGGGCGTGTGCCGTGAGCTAGGTCGAAACATATGCAATCGGGCGCGGGTCGTGAAGGTCTAACATTGTGTTACACAATGTTAGATGACTCACAAGATAGTAGCAGGATAGTTAAGGAGTTGGCAGTTGGTCGCGATGATGGAAGCAGAAAAATCCGAGCGGTAACACCTGATAAGCCCAACAAATTAGCGCGAGATTAAATTCGAGACTCTGGTGTACAAAGCCAGCTACATGACGGCGAGACATAACGAAGAGGACAAAGACAATTAATGCTTGTAACCTACGAATGCAGCGCAGCAATGACTCCCTGAGTGTGACAGCTCTAACCGTGTGGCGGGTGAGCCGTGAAAATTCCATACCTCACGTTAAACAATTCAATCAATGAGTCGGGCTTTTGGCAGGTCAGGCATCGCGTAGCGAGTTTCATTGATGCAAGGCATAGCATATGGTGATGCGGGGATGACATAGCAATCGGGCTAGGGTCATCCCATTCTCCCAATTTCTCCCAATT